CAGTTATTTTTTGAAATAACGGGGCTGCTGGGCAAATACGTTCAGCAGTGGGCTTGGCTCTCGACCCGGGCTAAAGACAAAGAACGATCACGCATTGATATGATCGATAGTAATGAAATAGCCGGACGGTTCCCAGACGTGGAGCCGTTCGGCTATATCATAGAGATACTCAGCAGAATAGGAGTCGCACTCAATAGCGGCAACGGGGTTCATGGACTGACTTGGCAAGAGATCGATGCTTTTGTGGCGAGAACACAACTGCATCTCACCGGATGGGAAGCTGAGACCATAAAACGGTTATCCGCTCTATATGCCAGCAGTGTGCTAAAATACGACAATCAGGACGTTCAATCGCCCTACCGCACCGAAGAAGAACAGAACGACATCGCCAAAGGCATGAAGTCGGTTCTACGCGGACTCGTTATTAAGGACAAGCATGGATCTAGCAACGATACAGATCAAAGTCGACACTCGACAAGTCAAAGCGGCTAACGAAGACATTCAGCAGCTCGGCAAAACCGGGCAGATGACTAGCAAGAAAGTCACGGCTGCAAACGACGACATGGCGACCAGTGCCAAGAGTACAACGTCGGCATTCAAACTGCTGGGCGGCGCTATGGCTGCGCTCGGCGTCGGCGCACTGGTTACCAGTTTCGCCCGGACGGTTACCGAATCAGAGAGATTGAAAGGCTCTCTCAAGACGATGACCGGAAGCACTGAAAACGCAGCGTTCGCATTCCAAGAACTCGAAAGATTCGCATCTCAGACTCCATTTACTCTCGATCAGTCGGTTGAGGGCTTTATCAAGCTCAAAGCGCTTGGACTAGACCCGTCAGAACGCGCTCTGCGGTCGTATGGCAACACTTCAGCCGCGATGGGCAAAGACATGATGCAAATGATCGAAGCGGTCGCAGACGCCTCTACGGGCGAATTTGAGCGTCTGAAAGAGTTCGGCATCAAAGCATCTAAAGAAGGCGATCGAGTCTCTCTGACATTTCAGGGAATGACCACAACGATCGGGAACAGTTCTGCCGAGATTCAAGAGTATTTGCTCGGGATTGGCGAGACTAAATTCGGCTCGGCTATGGCAGATCAAATGACTGCGCTCCCGGGCCTTCTCTCGAACTTAGAAGATAACGTCGCAGCGCTATTCAGAAAGATCGGAGACGTCGGCGGGATCAATCTATTCGCCGGGGCGATAACCGCTGCCAGCGCTGTCATTCTCGGGATAACTAATAACATCGAAGCACTGACAATCGGTGCTGGCGCTGCGCTTGCTGGATTCTTGGCATTTTCGGTCGGAACTAATGCGACGGTAATTCTGCGCGGCTTTAAGTCGATGCAATTGGCGGTGCTGGCGCTAAATACTGCTATCAGAGCCAATCCCATCGGGTTTATTGCGGCGGCTATTGCTGCGGCAACGGTTGCGATTGTTGCGAACTGGGGTTCTATCAGGCGATCAGCGGAAAAAGCTGGTCTCAGCATCCAGATCGCATTCGAGAAGCTGAACATATTCCTGCTCGAATCGGTCGGCGGCGCTCTCGACTCACTCATCGGAATGTTTACCGGCATGCAGAACACGGCAGTCGCTACTATGGCGGCAGTCGCTGCGGCGGTGAAGAACCCGACAAATGCGTTCGATGCGTTCAACGAAACATTCGATTCGACTCTGGCGAGCTTAGAAACGGGCAACACTCGAACCAACATATACTCAGATTCGATTGCAGCTAGTCGAGACCGGGTAGAAGAGTTGAACGGCAAGCTCGCGGGCATGAACACCGAAGTCGCAACATCGGACTCCAATCTGGTAGAAGCCGGACGCTCTCTCTCTGATTTCGCTATAGAAGTCGACGAATCGGCGGTCGCAGCAGCAGAGATGGCTGCGCAAACAGAGGCGGCTCGAGTAAAGACGCAGGATCTGCTCGGGACTATAAGCAACGAGACCGAAGCTCTGACAATGAGCAACGTCGAAATCGCTATTCGAAACAATCTACAGAAAGCAGGAGTCGATGCTACTTCCGAACTCGGTCAGCAGATCGTCGAAGCAACTACTCAGCTCTATGCCGAGAAGGATGCGATAGATTCGGCATCTGCGGCAGCAAAGCAGCTAGAGAAAGACAACGAAGCGACCCAGAAGGCTATCGAGAAAGAAACTAAGCGAGTCGCAGAAGAAGCTGCCAAAGCATACGAGAAGATGAAGAACAACATCTCTGGATTCTTCATGGACTTATTCGAGAACGGTCGAGACGCATTCGACAATCTCGCCAAGACTTTTAAGAACATGATTCTGCAAATGATTGCGGACTGGGCGGCATCTAAGATCGCCGATCTGATTACCGGGACATTCGGTGGAATTGGCACTTCGATCAGCGGTATGTTCAGCGGAATGTTTGCATCGATCGGAAGCGGAATCGCATCTCTAGCATCAAGCGCGGCGTCGGTATTGACTGGCGGCGCTATTGGCGGCGGTGCTGCGGCTGCTGGCGGTGCTGCTGCGGCCGGAGCGAAAATAGCGGCTGGTACTGCGACAATGGGGGCTGCGGCTGCTGGCGCTGCGGCTACTGGCGGTGCTGCTGCGGCTGGTGGAGCTGCTGCTGGAGGAATGGGCGCGACGGTAACGGCAGGATTAACCAAAGCCGGGGCTGCTATAAGCGCTGGAGCAGCTAAAGCTCTGGCGATTGCTACCAATCCGGTCACTTTAACGATCGCGGCTGCTGCACTTGCTGCTAAGGCTCTCGACAGCGGCGGCACTCCGACTTCGGCTGCTGGTATCACGATGGCTAAAACTGCCGGGATGAGCGACGCGAACGTATTCGCAGTGCCAGAGTTCGAGTCTGGGTTTGCTCCGATCGGATTTAAGCAAAACGCTACAGATGAGCAGGCCGCCGCTGCGGTCTCGCCATTGCGCGAACTCGATGCAACTCTGACAGCTCTGGCGAAGGAAGCCGGGTATAGCGTCGATCTGGGCGGTCATACGTTCAGCGGTCTCGGAGTAGAAGGCGAAGGCTCTGGCACATTCTTGGGCGTCTCTATCGAAGAGGGCAAGCAGAAAGGTACTTCGATCGAAGAGCAGATGGATATGTACGCGAAGGAGTGGATCTACGCAGTCGGTGCTCGCAACGGCGTTCCGCAAAGTGCTCTGGACGATGTGGTCGGCAGCGGAGACGCGGCTGGTATCTTGCAAAGATCAGGAGACGTACTAAAAGGCGCAATCGATGGCTCTCACCGTGACGGACTCGACATGGTTCCGCACGACGGCTATGTCGCAGAACTGCACGCCGGAGAGCGCGTACAGACCGCAGATCAGGCCCGGGCGTCTGATAACGTAGCAGACGAGATGAGCGGACTACGCCAGAGCATTGAAGAAGTCATGATCGCAGTGGCGAGAAACACTCAGAAGCTCTATCGACTCAATGACCGCTGGGACAAGAACGGCTTGCCGCCAGTGAGGGCATAATATGAAGTTAATTCGACCGGAAACGGTTACAGATACGATATTTCAGTCTTCAGATGTCCCGGAGACTGACTACTCGGCATGGCTGGTCGGCACGACTTACGCTGACGCCGACCGGGTAATCGTTACGACTCCGAACATCCATAAGATCTACGAGTCGCAGCAAGCAGCTAACACCGGGAACGATCCGACTACTGACGACGGCACTTACTGGCTTGAAGTCTCCAGCACGAACCGCTGGAAGCTATTCAACGGCATCGTTCAAGAGCAGACAGTACAAGCTGGCGGCATGGAGTACGTTCTACAATCGTCAACGGTAATCAACTCGATGGCGTTCATCAATGTAGACTGCGCAGAAATTACAGTTCAGATGGTCGATGCAACTGAGGGCACAGTCTACGACGAGACGTTCTCTCTGGTATCCGATTCAGGCATTCAGAACTGGTACTCTTACTTCTTTGAGCCAATTGTACGAGATGACCGTCTGGCGATTCTTGATCTGCCGCCGTACTCAAATACAGATATTACGGTGACGTTTACTGATAGCGTAACTGCTAAGTGCGGAGCGCTGATTATAGGTCAGTTCGCAGATCTTGGGTTCTCTCAGCATGGGGCTAGTTTCTCTATCATAGATTACTCAACGAAAACGACTGACTCTCTCGGCCGGGTAACTATTACGGACGGGCCATATGCAAACAAGCTAGACGTCGATGTGATTTTAGAAACGGCGGCATTCGGAGTGGTAAGAAACACTCTCGCGCAGCTTAGAACTACGCCATGCGCTTGGATTGCTGAAGAGAATAACCGTAACTCAATCATCTACGGATATTACCGAGAATTTGACATAATTCTTACCAATCCAACAACTTCCAGATGCTCACTTGAAATCGAAGGGCTAGTATAATGACAATTCCAACTATAAGCACACTGCCAGTCGCGCCAGCGAGAACTGACGCCCCGGCAACATTTATCACTCGTGCCGACGCTTTTCTTGCTGCGATGGTAGTAATGCAGAGCGAGCTAAATACTTCAATCGGCGCAATGAACACAGATATCGCTGGAGCAAACACTGACGCGACTGCTGCGGCGGCTTCGGCATCGGCAGCGGCTACGTCTGAATCCAACGCTTCAACGTCAGAGACTAACGCTGCGACATCCGAAACTAATGCTGCCAGTTCAGCAGCGGCGGCGGCGTCTACTTACGACCAGTTCGATGACCGTTATCTCGGCAGCAAAGCATCTGATCCCGCAGTAGATAATGACGGCAACGCTCTTTTAACTGGAGCGCTTTACTTCAACACTACGTCAGACGACATGAAGGTCTACACTGGCTCAACTTGGAAAGTAACCGGATTAAACCCAGACTCGCCAACCTTCGCAGGCACAGTCACGGCCGCAGCCATAGACGTTACTGGAAATATTGAAGTATCAGGCGGCGTCTACTTAGGCGGTACAGGCTCGGCTAATTTGCTAGATGATTATGAGGAGGGGACTTGGACTCCTACTATTCTTTCAGCAGGTGGCGGTAGCAATGGGTCAGCTCTTTTAATTAATTGCACTTATACTAAGACAGGAAACAGGGTGCTGCTTACTGGAACTTTGCTGAATATAAATACTACCTCTATGACAGCGGGCGGTTTTCGTGTTGGAGGTCTTCCGTTTGCCGCAGTAACGGCAACTAATAGCCAAAACCTTGTGTCTTTAGGCGGCAACCAAATAACTACAGATGAAGGTGGTATGTACGGGCTTGTTTCCAATAGTGGCACATTAATGCTTATTTATAATGAAGTTGCTGCCGCTGCAAAACCACTAGTAACTATTGCTGATATAACAAGCGGAGATGGTGATTTATTTATCTCAATGATGTATCAAACAACAGCATAACCATACGCTTATCGGATGGTAGGCACAGACCGGAGAAGTAAAATGTTAGAAAAAGTAATTAGTGAAGACAAAATAGAAATCGTAGGCGAGTACAAAACCGTTCAAGTCAGAACCTGTACCAAAATAATCGAAGACGGCGTAGAGATTTCATCAGGCTACCATCGCCACGCTATCTCAGCAGGTCAGGACTACTCTAACGAATCACCAGAGGTGCAAGCGATTTGTGCTGCGGTTCATACCCCAGAAGTAATAGCGGCTTATCAAGCATCAATCGCCGAGTAATATGAATGATTCACGCCTTTATGCTTAACACGACAAAAGTCTCTGCGTATTGTGTTCCGAAGCTGGTCGATCCCGGCAAGATCAAAATCTATTCATGATTGCTGAAATCACTCTAGCAGTGAACATGGCGAGCAAGACTTTAAATTTCGTCCAGAGCGCCGTGAACAAAGGACACGAAGTTCAGTCGCTAATGCAGCAAGTCGGCCAGTTCTACAATCATCGAGACAAGATGGTCGAGCTGGAGACGAAGCACGAAAACACCAGTTCGATCGGAAAGTTTCTCGACAAAGGAAGCGTCGAAGCGGAAGCGCTCGCCATCGTTTCTGCGCGTCACCGTATGCAGGAAATGGAGAAGAGTCTGCGCGAAATTATCTGCGTCTATGGCCCGGGAGAAGGTTTCTGGATCGAGATGATGCGAGAGCGATCGAAGATTAAGAAGGCCAGAATTGAAGCGGTAAGAGCTGCGGCAGCTCGTCGCAGAGTCATAATCGATACAGTCGGTTTCGGGTTTCTTACCGTTGTCGCTTACTTTTGTTTTATAGCGATTTTGCAAGTCGTTATTTAGGAGTCACTCACATGATGCTTCAACTCGCACAATCACTGATCGCACCAGTTACCGGGCTACTCGATAAGTTCGTCGAAGACAAAGACCAGAAAGCAGCTCTCGCGCACGAGATAGCCACAATCGCCGACAAGCAAGCCAACGAGCAAGCCATTGCGCAGATACAACTGAACTCGGTCGAAGCCGCGCACCAGTCTCTATTCGTCGCTGGCTGGCGTCCTGCGGTCGGCTGGGTATGCGCTCTGGCGATGCTGCTGAACTTTATTCTGATCCCATTTATCAATCTCGGACTAGAGTTCGCCGAGCTTGATCTGACGCTCGATCTGATCGACATGGAGACGATGCTTCCGGTTCTATTTGGTATGCTTGGACTCGGAGGCATGAGAACTGCCGAGAAAATCAAAGGCGTTCAGAGAGAGAAGTAAATGGCAAAGCTAGAAGATTACGCGAAGACTGAGCGACAGAGAGAAGTCACCAAAATCTGGGAAAGCTGCGATCGTAATTCGCGCAAAGCTGCTCAGGTTCTCGGGATAACTCACGCCACAGTTCGCAACATAGTCACGACGGTAAAAGGCGCTGCGGCTGCGGCCGGGTTCAGCGATGCGTGGGATGCGACCGAACACGTCCCGGAGGGCGAGTACGTCACCGGGCGCTCGATATATCTCGAAGACGACTCAGGCAATAAGGCGTGGCTCAAGACCCGGCGCAAGCTGGAGACAGCAGAGAAAGAGCAAGCGCTAAAAGCGTTCGTCGAGCAGTTGAACTCGCAGGTAGTTCAGGCCAAAAAGACACATAAGCCGTCCGCAAAGGGTAAATCGAAGGATTTATTACCGACGATCATAATCGGCGATGCGCATATCGGTATGAGGGCTGAGGCATCCGAGACGCGCGATAGAGACTTTAACTCGCAAGTTGCATCTGCCGAGCTATTGGGGGCGATAGACTATCTGGTCGACGCAGCTCCAGCTTGCGAAGAAGCGATGCTGATTAACGTCGGCGATTTCATGCACGCGAACTCCCACAAAAACACAACGGCCAATCTGACGCCGCTAGATGTCGATCAGCGTATCGAGAGCGTAATGCGCATCGCTGCGGACACAATGATTCATGCGATAACCCGGATACTAGAGAAGCACTCGAAAGTCTCGGTGGTTATGGCCCGGGGCAATCACGACTCAGACACTGCGATCGCCATTGCGATGGTTCTGGGTTACCGATACGCCAAAGAGCCGAGAGTGACCATTCTGGAACCGCAGGGCTTCCATACCTACACGACGTTCGGGAAGAACCTAATCGCGGTCACACACGGCGACAAAGCGCCGAGCCGCCGTCTGGCTGACGTACTGCCGAGATTGAGCGTCTGGTCAAAGACGAGCCATCGCTATTGGATACTGGGACATTTCCACAGTAAGCTCGCGGAGCAGTTCGACAACTCAGTCGTGATCGAAAGGTTCGGGACGCTCGCTCCGAGCGATTCTTGGCACGCATCAAAATTTTATAAGTCGCCGAGCATAATGAATCAGATCGTCTACCGTCGAAGCGGCGGTATTGCCATCCGGCACGAGTACGAGATCCCCGGCAACGATTACGAGCCAGATCACGAAATCTGACATAATTATCGGCTTCTATGTGTTAAAATCGGAGCAAAAGGATTCAACGTAATGGCTAAAGACCCCAGACTCACGAAATACGGTCTCGAAGGCTATAACAAGCCGAAGAGGACTCCCGGGCACTCGACCAAGAGCCACGTCGTTCTCGCCAAAGAAGGCGACGACGTGAAGCTAATCCGGTTCGGGCAGCAGGGCGTGAAGGGTTCGCCGCCGAGAAAGAACGAAAGCGATGCAGATAAAGCTCGACGGGCGTCATTCAAAGCCCGGCACGAGAAGAATATCCGAAAAGGCAAGATGAGCGGTGCGTTCTGGGCTGACAAAGTGAAATGGTAAAATGACTAAATACGATCCGGCCGAAATCATTCTTTCGATTGTCTACTACAGCGGCGGCTCTTATTCGCCCGAAGAGATTGTCGAGATTATGGAGACGATTGCCATGTATCAGCCGGAAGTCATGACCGAGAAGCGCACTGCCGCCGGACTCCGCATCGTCCCAATCAATACGAACGAGTATGTATTCGATGACTGACGCAGAACTGGAACTCATGATCGACCGGGCAGCAAAGAAGGGCGCGAGAGAAGCTCTGAGAGATATTGGGCTTTATGACGACGACGCTCGGGACGACGTGAGAGAGATTCGCTCGCTGCTCGAAGCATGGCGAGACACAAAGCGGACAGTCGGGCAGACAGTTGCTCGCTTCTTTACAATGGCGCTTCTCGCTCTTTTAGCGGCTGGCGCATATATGGAGTTCGGCGATAAATGAGTGAATACACTAATCTGAACCCGTCCGGGAACACCGGATTCGACATCGCTCGGCTGAATATCGCCGAAGCGACTCCAGTTAATCTTTTCGGATACAACGCGGTCGTCGGTACGACTTACGAGACTCTCTGGAACGTCGGCGGCAAATACCCGATAAACGCCACAGAAGGCACTCTGAGCGTCGTTAGCAGCGCGGCAGGGGATTCGTCCAAGCGAGTGCTAATTCAGGGCGTAGACGGCGAATTTAAGGCCGTCTCGCAGGTCGTGACGCTAGATGCTACCGATGCAACGACTCCGGTGGTAAGTACGGTCGAATTCATGCGAGTGAATCAAGTTATTCTGCTCGATGGCGAGAATGCCGGTAACATCACTGTCACCAGAGGCGCGTCGACGCTCGGCTATATAGGCATCGGCGAAGGAATCTCTCAGGCGTGTCAGTACACAGTGCCGGAGGGATATTCGCTCTATATCTTCCGAATTACTCTGAACTCGGCAACGGCGAATGGTAATAAATATATTCGCTTCCGTAACGTGACGCAGAATAAAGACGGCCGCGTGATTAGAGTGGCCCGGGCAACGACTGCGGTGTCTCAGGTTCAGTACGATCGACAGATACCATTCCGAATCGACGAATGCACTTATTTCGAATTTGAGGCGCAATCCAGCTCAAGCGATAACGAAGTCGCAGTATTCGTTGAGTGCGTACTACTCAAAAACCCGTGGGGGCGTGACTAATGCCATTGAAGAAAGGATACGGAAAGAAGACCATCTCATCGAATATCAAAAAAGAGATGAAATCTGGTAAAAGCCAAAAGCAAGCAGTCGCAATCGCGCTCTCATCTGCGCGTAAATCAAAACCAAAGAAGAGGTAGTGAAAATGGGAAAGTTAAAACTAGCATTTGAGATCGCGCAGTTCGTTCTGTTTCTGATCTCGTCAATCAAAGATCTAGTCCTGCAAGCCGAAGAGCAAATGCCGGAAGCTGGCAAAGGCTCGGAGAAGTTCGCAGCGGTAAAAGAAGCGATTCTGACAGCGGCTAAATACGCCGACATAGCAGACGAAGCTATCGAGAAAGCCGAC